TGTTGTCCATCTTGATGCAACCCAAACCAATCGGGAACTTCCACAGCGTTCCGCTTGCGGCGGTGGTATCCATCAGCATTCTGCGCCAGTTAATCATGTCCAATACAACGGCGTCTGCCGCCCTTCTTCTTCGTCGTAATCCAATTGGCGTTCTTCGGAGATAAATTCCCCCTCGCGTTTCAGCAGGTTGTTTTCCCGCATCCACAGCAAAGCGCCCACGATGGCATCCACCCGGTCATCATGCGCTCCCTTGGGGAAAGTGGCGCATTCGTTTTGCGCGGCAATGGCCCATTCGGTGTTGGGCGCATAAATCATCTCGTTTTCAAACAACGGGGCCACAGACATAGCGCGGGCCACTTTGTCGCGTGAACCGGGGTCGGAAAGGATGACGCTGTATGGTTTATCCCGAAACAGCCGGTGCAATTCCTGATAGACCGAATGGCCGTTGGCTTTATTTTCCACCAGCAAAATCGAGACTTTGTATTTGCGGCATGTCTCGTCAATTTTGGCCACAGCATCGGTCAGCGCCAAGCGCGATGCCCAGCATTGAGCCAGCATCACCTTCGGCGTTCCCGTTAGCCGGCCAGACCAAAGCGGGTCCGGGTTGGGGTAATTGTCCATAAACGTGCCGAGAACAGCCATGGCGGATGGGTCGTTTTGTTCTTTGACGGTGTAAGCGCCGTCATAGAATGCAACCACGGTGTCGAACGGCGGGAACTTTAATCCTTTCGGATCGTCGGCACCCCAGCGTTGCCACCAATCCATTTTGATAATGCCACCGCCGCGCGGAACCGGCATTTGCTGAAACTGCGCCGCCGTGGCGAACGAACCCATAATTTTCTTATCGCGCTCGACCACTTCAAGCGGGAAGCGTTCAGGAAAAGCTAATTCGCCTTTGACGTTCCAATACTCTTTTGGCTCATCGGGAGAAATGTCTTCAACGGTGCGCGGATCGGTCCAGCCAATTGAGGTGGTGTAACGCCGGCCATCCCATTCCATCGGGATCATCAAATGCTCGTAGTCGCCGCCTTCGGACAGCAAAAAGCCCGTCACGTCTTCTTCGTGTGTGCGCTGCTGGATCAGCACAATGGCCGACGAACGCGGATCGTTAAGACGTGTCGGCATCACTTCCTTCATCCATGAGTTCGTTGACTCACGGATGATTTTTGACTCAGCTTGCCGAACGCTGTTTGGGTCGTCCACGATAACGCGGTCGCCACGTTCACCCGTGCCCACGCCGCCGACTGACGTTGCTAATTTCCAGCCAGTCTTGTCGGTCATAATCTTGACCATCGATTCATTGGCTTTGAATCGGTCGCCCCAATGCTCCTTAAACAAGGGCGAATGGACGACCTGAAGGGTGCGCAAATTATCGCGCTCAGTGAGCGAACTGGAATAGGACGTGCAGATATAACGGTTATAGGGCATTTCGCACGGACCCCATTCCCACGCCGGCCAAAACACGCAAGTGGCCATAGACTTCAAAAAACCGGGCGGCACGTTAATGATNAGCCGNTTAATGTCCCCGCCTGTGACCGCTTCCAAATGCTCGCAGTTATGCAGCAAAATTTCATTTGCAAAATAATTGTTATTACCTTCAACCTCTACGTTGTAGACGTGTTCTGGTATCCGAATGCCGCGCACAATTTCTGCGACAAAATCTGAGACGCAATCAAAACGCTCATCCCCCCGCCCGGAAGTTTGTGTTGTTTGTTGTGGCAAGCCCGGCACAAGCTGACCAAATTCCATAGTTCGTTGTTTCGCTTGTTCCCGTCTACGTGATGCACATCCATAATCCCATCCGCCCAACACAGAAAGCACTTCCCTCCGTCTCGCTTCAGCACCACCAGTCGCGCTGCCCGGAAATCCGCCGAATACTTCTGTGGGTGTCCCGTATAAAAAACATGACGAGAGCCGCGAATATACAAACCAAAGCACTTTTTCCCGCAAAATGCTCCAAACCGCCGAACCGATTGATCCCATTGAGCGGGACCAATTTTCACATCGCTCCCGCATTGTTGACAACAAACGTCGGGCATTAAGCGACGGCCTGCCGATTCGCAAGCGCGGCATAATTTTCCGCCCCACGACTTCGCCCCGCCGCACTTTGGGCATATCCGCGTTTCTGGTTTCTTTTTCTTTTCCCCGAAACATCGCATGCTGCACGTTTCTCCACGCACCCGAGAAGGTGAGCGAAAAAAGTTTTTTTTGCACACCGAGCACGCAATCATTTTCGCCCCTACTGGGACGGCTTTCTTTTTGCACTCTGTCGAGCAATATAGTTTGCGTTTGTTTTTCGCCGGAAATTCCGTCAAGCACACCCGGCAAACAGAGCAATTCGCTTCCTGCATCAACAGAGTCTGCCCTGACATACCCGCGACCTTCTACGTAAACCGGATGGTCGTGTGTGCAGACAATGCGCCGACCAGAGACCAACCGAATTTCAAGCATACTCCTTCCAGATGATCTCATCCAGTTTTTTATTTTACGAAATTCCGCCTTCCCCGAAGCGTGATTAAAACTAAGAATTTCTACGTTCAAACGACCATCTACAATATCACGAATGGCCATTGGCCCGTAATTTGTTAAAAGCGTTGAGTCCCCATCCAAACAAACTGCTTCGATTGCCCAGCCGCGCACAAATTCGCGCGCCGGTTCGGCGGTGTGCCAAAGCAATTCGATAAAATCAATCAGCCGATCCTCGGCGTTTAAACGCCGAAGATAAGCCATGTCCTTGAAGTTAATAATGTTAAAAGGTTCGATGGCCATTAGGTCACCGAGATTTCAACAAGCCCGGCCATAGCGTCGGCATGGCGCTGTTCGCGCTGCCGTTTCTCCATTAGATTTTCTTTAATGCGGCGAACGGCAACGTTGTGCATGTTGGCCGCTTCTGACCGAGCGTTGCTAAAACGCGGCCCGGAGAGCGACAATAACTTTTCCAGCGCGGTAAAGTGCGCCATGGCGAGTCGCAATTGCGATTCTTCCAAAGGCGCACCAGTCACCAACGCATTAGCCGTTTGCACGTTCATGGTGGCGGCTACCGGCGCTTTGCCGGCAACTGGCCGAACGGGCTGTTGCTCATCAACAATGGTGACTGGGCGTTTGGTCATTCCAGGCCAGTCGCAATCAGGCGCTTGACCCACGCCTTGAGGTAAGCAATCACGTCGCGCTCCCGCTGACCGTAATCCGGTTCGACCGGCGCTTCCACGTCCGTGAAAGTCGGAATTTCGACGGCAGGCACGTCGGGCGGCAAGGCATCACCCACGGCAGAAACCGGAATGGGAATTTGCGGCACGTCACTCATCGTCAACGTCTCCTTCAATTTCCTGCCGCTCCTTGCGTTGCGCTGCGGCCAGGAGGATTTTCTCTATCGCTTTTCGTTCTTCATAGGAAAGCGATTCCAACTGCTGACGGCGCTGCGTTTCGACAAGCAACGGGGCATCTTCGTCGCCGGACACAATTGTCCGGTCACCCCAGTTCTTCGGGTCAAGCTTGGAGGCGGACCACTGAAGGGCGTTAAAGGCCAAACGCCGACTGTGGGCGTCATGGTTTTTGAAAGCTGGGTCTTCATTCATCGCAATGCGAAGGCCGCGCTCGGCATGGGATAGCGCCTGAGCCTTTCGAGCCTCAGCATAAGCGGCAGCAAATTCAGGGTGACGCGCTCGCCAATCGCCAAGGGTGCGAAACCCCGGCATGTTTTTTTCCTTACAAATGGCAGTGACGTATTCGCCCTTTTCCATTCGGTCGAGGATTTTGTCAGCAACAGCTTTACTGTATGAGGATTCAGGGCGAGCCACTGGGTAAGCAACTCCGTTGTTATATTTTGCAAATGTAGCCCGCCGTCGCTTGACTGTCAACGGCGGGCTTGCCAGTATAGGCTTATGGCAATTATAGATTTCACCACCCCGCAAGGGATCAAGCGCGCAACTTACATCTTTAGCGGGATGATAGTCGCGGGCCGCATTACGTTTGAGCAGGCTTTGTTCATCCTAGAACGAGCCTACAAAAAAAACGTATGGAAGGGCGACGCGACGCAGCTTGAGCGCGTGATGGACAAAATCGCCAAGCAACTTGAGGAAGCGGTTTGGGCCGGGGAGCAATGGGACGACTTTGTTCAGTCCGGCCTCAAGCAAAAGCAGCAGAACGAAAAAACAAAACTCGCGTTGATATTGCGCGCTGGCTATAAGCTGAACGTGCCCAAGGTGACAAAATGAACCTTATGGTCTTGGTGGCCCCCAGCTACCGCAATCGTGACTTTGTGCTGTTTTGCCTGGACGCGGCAAACAAAAAGCGCGAGATCACCTGCGTGCTGTCATTGGCCAGGGGCGGCGCGGAAGAATTTGGCTACGATTGGGCCTGCGATACCGCGACGCTGCACATGGCCAAAGCCAAAATGCAGATGGCAGACGGCGTGGTGGCGTTTCCCGGCGTCGATCCTGCGTTAATTGAACAGGCCGGCGCGCTCGGCCTTAAAGTTTGGCTCCCCAAGGAAGTGCCTGTCCCGACGCGCAAACCTACGACGGCGGCGGACAGAGATTGGCATGCCACTCTGCATGAATTGCTTGACAGGGTTGCAGCGGGTTAATAGCTGACCGTCTAGCGTGGTCTAGCGTGTCCCATGGTGTCCCAGGTCGTTCAAAACTGACCGTATCCGTTCACCCGGTCTGACACTTTTGGGCCGCAAGTTCAAAATAATCTATTTGCCCCATTCGCCCCATTTTGGTAATGTGCGTCCGTCTCAACCAAGGAGGACGACATGGCTGATCTTGTTTACGATAGTATGGTTGGCGTTGGCTTTGATTTGAAAAACAACCGAGCAATGTGGTGGGTTGCTGGCAAGGGGTGGGCGAACCGGAACATACCCAAACGCATGCAGGACATTTTGACGGCGAGCATCATCAAACCGCTTAATAGCAGGGCGGCTGAAGATGAGGCTCTTGCGAAGGCTGGATATGAACTTGCGGCAGAAAGCGTAGCCACTTCTCCCAATGATTGTCTTAACCACCTTTGGATTTACCAAAACCCAAAGGACGAATATAACCCAGGTCACTATTACTTTCAGTTGCAGATTTCTGATCTGCCCATCGTTTGCTTTTTTGTCAGCGATTTGGACTGGCCGGCGTTCTTGGTTGATAAAATGCTGAATGTTGACTGGGCGCTGAACTCACTATGAGCCTTAACCTCGATCCACCCGCCGACCCTGATGGCTATTGGGAAAGCCTCGGGGTTACCAACTCACCAAAACTGGGCGTGGCCGACAAGAGGCCGAAGCCATCGAAAACCCCAACGGACAAGGCGGTCACCATTAAGGTGATCGCCGGCCAACTCGATAAGGTGGCCACCAAGGGCGAGCAGGCGTTGGTTGACTCGGGCATGCCCATTTACCAGCGCGGGCAGTCCATCGTTCGTCCGATCCTGACGGAAGTGCCGGCATCCCGTGGCCGAACCACATTAGCTGCGGGGCTGTCACAGATCGGCGCGGCCGCACTAACCGACCGGCTTTGTCAGGCGGCAGAATGGGAGCGGTTCGACAAGCGTAGTGCGGATTGGGTGCGCATTGACCCACCATCCGCCGTTTCGGTTACTATTTTGTCACGCAATGGGCTGTGGAAGTTTCCACGGGTTGCCGGCGTCATCACAACACCCACACTCAGGCCGGACGGCAGTTTGCTGACGGCGGATGGCTACGACGCGGCCACACGGCTGTTTCACGCCGCCGACGCCAAGCTGGATGTGATGGCCCACATACCAGAGGAACTAAGGAAGGACGATGCCGTTGCGGCGTTGAAGAAACTGCAACGGCTGCTGAAGAACTTTCCCTTCGTCACCCCGACCGACGAGGCGGTGGCCATTTCCGCCGTCATCACGCCGGTCATTCGTGGGGCAGTCTCGGTTGCGCCCATGCATGCTTTCCGCGCCAGCACAGCCGGCACCGGGAAGACTTATCTAGCCGACGTGGCCAGCGCCATCGCCACGGGCCGTCCGTGTCCGGTGGCGACGGTGGCCAAGACCGAAGAAGAAACTGAAAAGCGGCTGGGTGGCCTGCTCATCGCCGCTCACCCCATTATCTGCCTGGACAACGTGAACGGCGAATTGGGCGGTGACCTTCTCTGCCAAGCCATCGAACGTCCCATTGTCCAGATCAGGCCGCTGGGCACGTCCGAGATCATCGAAATCGAATCACGCGCCACCATATTTGCCACCGGCAACGCAATGCGTGTGCGCGGCGATATGACACGGCGGGCGATTCTCTCCAACCTAGACGCCGGCCTAGAACGCCCGGAACTGCGCGAGTTTGACTTTGATCCTGTCGAGCAGGTCTTAAACAATCGGGCAGAGTATGTGGCTGCATGCCTCACAATCGTGCTTGCCCATGCGAAAGCTGGCTTTCCGGGGGCGCGTGATCTCCGGCTGGCGTCTTTCCAAGATTGGTCCAACTTTGTCCGTTCGGCCTTGGTGTGGCTCGGCTGCCCGGACCCGTGCGATTCGATGGAGCAGGCACGGGAAGACGACCCCGAATTGAGCGAATTGAGCGAATTGATCGAAGCGTGGAAGGCTGAGTTCGATGTTGTCATGTCGTTCACCACGGCAGAGTTGATCGACCTCGTGGGCCAACGGCTGTTTTCGGATGAGCCGGGGGAGCCTGGGCAGTTTAAGTATCCCTTAATGCGGGAGATTGTGCTGCGCGTCAGTGAGAGCCGACAACAGGGGGATAGCAGGAAGTTGGCGTCTTACCTTCGCAGCAAGGAAGGCCGCATCGTAGGTGGCTTTATGGTTCGTAAAATGGGCATGGCGTCCGGTGGCGTCGTGCGTTGGAGCGTTTTTAAGAAACCATGAATTATTCCCCCAAAAAGGGGTCCAAAATGGGTTGGATGGGTGCGAGGGGTCTCTGCCAGTAGCTATACTCTAAGTGTCATTTCATTTCTGCCATTTCAGGGTAACTCGTAAGGGGTAACCCATTTTACCAATCCAACCCATTGGGAGGCACGATTCGACCCATTCCGGGAGACCGGGGTGGGTCTTTTCGTATGCGCTGGTCGGGCTGGGTGTGTATGCGAAGGGGGGGTATAGCCATAACATCAACGCTA